CAGAAACTATAAAAGAAAAGATGACTTATATTTGAAAGATGCTGAAGATGTTTATGAAAAGCTTTATACCATTAAAAAAATAGCAGACCAAGTTACTTTTGCCTATCTCAGTAATAAAAAAGAAGAGGAGCTGAAAGATGAAAGCGAATAAATGGATAGATAATGAACACCGATATGTAGATTGTGAAATATCTGATAATTGCTCACTATATGAAGAAGATATGGATAAGGTAGTTGATTGCTGTAATTGTGGCAAAAAGATAAAGTTTGGTGACGGCTATACAAGCAGACATTATCACAATTCAGTAGGAATTGGATATTCAGAATGTGAAAAATGTTATTTTGGGAGGGCTGATAAATGAAAATAGAAATTATTATTCCCAAAGAATTTGAAAGTGACTATACAGAAAATAAGTTTCAAGAAGCATTTGCCAGAGTTTTATCAGATATTCACTCTAATATATCAACAGATACACCATCAGTTGCAGGTAACTATGAATACGAAACATTGAATATGCTAAGTGAAGCAATATTTAATTCAAAAGAGATAAAGGAGTAGAAGATGATTAACAGTAAGAGAAAAGGAAAAGTTGGAGAACTAACGCTCGTACACGAATTAAATAATAGAGGTTATAATGTTGAAAGGACTGCTCAGTACAATGGAAAATCTGCTGATAGTGAAGCTGACTTAAGAGGTCTTAATGGTATTCACATAGAATGCAAAGTTAGAGAAAGACATAATGTATATGATTATATCAATCAAGTTGATAGGGATAAGAAAGACAATGAGTTGGGTTGCGTGTTTATGAAATCAAGCAGAAAAAAATGGCTTGTTGTTATGGATTTAGATGATTGGGTAAAATTATATAATAACTCATCATACAATGTTAAAAACTCATCTACATAGTTCTATATTTTTCTTGTTGATAGCCGTTGTATCTATTTGTTATAATGTGGGCAAATGATGTCAAAGGTAGGTGTAAAATATGAGAAGACCAAAATTATTAAGAGAGTTTTATTGGGACAATGTTTTTAAGTTTATAATTTTTCCGATTTTATGCGTGATAACAATAATTCTACTTTATGATACTTGTAAGAGAGCTTTTAATCAGTATCTAAAAAATGAGTATAATAAAGCAGCATATGAACAACAAATTAAATTGGAAGAAAAAAGAAAACAAGATGAGCTTACTAAAGAAAAACAAAGATTAGCAAAAGAAAAAGAAGAAAGAGACGAATATTTAAAAAATGAATTAAAAAAATCTGCTGAACAGAGAAAAATAAATGCTGAATATGAAACTAAGGTTAGTCAAAAACACTGTCCTAAAGGAACATATTTATATAATAAAGATTTGAATAAAGTTGGTAGAGTAATTAGTTATTATGGACTGCAAGTAAATACTGATGGTGACTGGTTCTTTAACTTGAATGAAGTTGATGGCTCTTATCCTTCAAATATATTAGAAATAGGTTGGAAAGAGTATAATAGGAGACTTGCTAAAGAGATTACAAATATAAAATTAAGTAATGAAGAAGTTTATAAACTAAAACAAAGATACGAAACACTTATTAGAGAAGAAACACAAAAGACAAAAGATAAATATGAATGGGACAAAAGAAATAAATTAGTTTACATCAAATACAAAGATGTATGTTATAAAGTCATAGACATAAAAGGTAGAGAACTTAAATGTGTAAGAGGTCCAAAAACAAAATCAGTAAAGTATAACATTGATGGATATGATGAAAGTGTAGAGCAGATAACATATAGAGAATATGATAAAAGTTTTATAAAATAAAATGTAAGAGAGGAATAAAATATGGGAGAGATAAAAGCGACAAAAAGAGAGATTTATGGTGAAATATTAAAGGACCAATACTTAACTAATGCAGAGCTGCTTTTTAATGAGTTGATTGGCGGCACAGAATATCTTGTGAATGATATTAACAAAATGCAAGAAGAAAGGACAAAAGATTGCACAGAACAAGACTATTATGAAAAGTTGGCTAGTGATGATAAGTATTATAAGATGATGAAAAGCAGAAATCGTAACCCAGTTTCTACTAGTGTGCATATTGATTGTGATAAGCATACTATAACTGAAACTAAGAAAGATTTATCTACTGGTGAGAGTAAAGACACAATAACACAATTTAGAAATTGTTTAATTAAAGAGTGCAAACACAATGTGAGTGGCTTATGTTCTAGAAAAGATATAATTGAAGGTAAGACACAATGTAATTTTGATAATGGCTATGCACAATTTATGTCAAGAAAGGAGTAATTATATGACTAAGTTAGATATGTGTAGGCTTATACTTAAATTAGTTGGAGCCAGATATGATAATTATGTTGGTAGTAAGTGTGTTAATAGTCACTGTGATGTTATAAATAGATTTATAGATGATAAAAAATATAATAGCGTATTTGTATATGTCAGTTGCATAATTGATATAAATGATATGCAGGAAGATTTTTTGAACTCATTAAATGATATATCTAAGCAAGTTCATAAAGAAATACAGAGACTTAGACAAACAACTAATTGGAATGATGAAACTATAGCGAACAATATAGGAAAAGACATAGATGATGGAAAGTATGAAAAATGCGTTAGGAGTAATGCAAAATGATTGGATTAGCCCTTAAATATAGACCACAATCATTTGAAGATATAGTAGGTCAGAGCAGCATAAAGCAAATATTGCTAAATCAGATAAACACACATAAGATAAAGCCAGCATATATGTTTATTGGAGCTAGTGGTGTTGGCAAAACAACTGCAGGTAGGATTTTTGCTAGAGATATAAATGATGGTGCTGATCCTATAGAACTTGATTGTGCTTCTAATAACAGTGTAGATGATATAAGAAATATAATAAAAGAAACAAAAACAAAACCTATGTCTGGAAAGTATAAAGTATTTTTACTAGATGAAGTTCAGAGTTTATCTGGAGCAAGCAATTCAGCACTATTAAAAATACTAGAAGAACCTCCTTCAACTAACATATTTATATTATGCACGACAAACCCAGAAAAAGTTCTTGATACTATAAGAACAAGGTGTCAAGTGTATAAGTTTAAGCCATTGAGTATTGAACAAATAATTGGCAGGTTAAAGCATATATGTATTAAAGAGAATATACAGGCTCCAGATGATTGCTTATTGATTATGGCAATGAAAGCTAAAGGGTCTATGAGACAGGCAATTCAAAACTTAGAAATGTGTAATGATTATGGAGTTATAGATATAAAATCAGTTGAGCAATGTTTAGGTGTTAATGATTATGATGTGCAAGACGATTTTTTATGGGCATTATATTCAAAAGATTTAATAAAGGTAACAGAAATACTTGAGCAAAACTATTTAGATGTGTTGGCATTTATAAGACAATTTGAAAACTATCTGATACAGCTTATAAAGTATAGCATTAGCCACAACGAACTTAATGTGAGTGTGCCTATAACAGACAAGTTCAAAGATAGTGCTTATAAGATAACATATATAAACTTAGTGAGTATGCTGTCATTTACAAAGACACTGATTGAGAGTATGGCTCATAATGATTACAAATTACAGACAGTTGAAAATATAATTATAAGTAAGTTGGGAGTAAGCAATGATTAGAGATGAAATTAAAAAAATGGTAAATGATATTATTACGAATGAAAAAAATAATATCATAGGTAAGTATGGTAAAGGGTATAATTCAGATCACGAATTTTATGGTGTGTTAAAAGAAGAAGTTGAAGAATTAGATGAAGATGTTTTTTATCTAAAGACTCATTTATCAGAACTGTGGGACAATATAAAACAAGATGATAAAATAGATAATCAAACTATTACTATAATGCTAAGTTATTGTCAGATGTGTATGGGTGAAGCAGCTCAAGTGGCGGCTGTTTTACTAAGATATTTTGAAGGTATCCAGCAATGATTGGTCAATATTATAATAAGATAACCCTTGAGACAATAAAATCAATTAGAGATGATTTTATTATTATTCACGGACAGTTTAGGAGCGGTAAAACAACTCTTGTAAAAGAAACTTATAAAGATTATGACATAATAGAATGTGACGCTAATGCTGAAGGATTTGATAGACTTATATACTCACTGTTAGTTAATAAATTACCAAGAAAATTATATTTAATTCAGAACTGCGACGCTATGTATAGTGGTGTATTTAATAAGATATTGAAGAGTGCTGAAGAGATGACTGAAATAAAGTCTACTTTAGTTATGGAATATAGAGGAGAGTATCCTGAAACACTTAAAACTAGAGCTAAAATTATAAATATGTCACCATATAAAAAGCAAGAATTATTAAATATTACTGATAATGATATAGCATTAAATATATCTCAAAGTCCAGGCATAATAGAATATCTATTGTCAGTTGATAATCTTGAAGAGTCATATAAAATGGGTTGCAACATAGCTTCAAATATAGGTAGAGCTGAAATTGGTAATCTATTAAAAGTTGTATCAATAATAGATAATGATAAGCTAGACTATATAACTATATTGCTAACCATTATGAATTATTATGCAGTGCAACAGCAGTCAACAGAGCCATTTTTAGTTGTTAGTAAATTATACTATGCTTATACATTGTCAAATAAGATAAATATGAGTATGGCGTTCACAAATATGTTAATTGAATTAAAGAACTTAGTATGACACAGGCAGAGTTAAAAAATAGAATAGTTGAAAAGTCAATACCACATTTTATGGTATGGGAAAGCAGGTCAAAGTACTTTAATGATTTGTATATCAACAAGATAAAAGAAGTATATAACTTAGAAGTTGTTTTTTTATACGAATTTGAAGAAATTGTCCAAATACATAAGGCAACCTTTGATGGAAAGCTATTTGTTATGTTCAACAACTCACTAGGACCTATCAAAAATGCACCAGAATTAGCACCACGCAATTTTTTCATAGTCATTGTAGAAAATATAGGTCAAGGCTTAAAAAACTCATTTGGTGACAAACTGGTGAGTTTTTATGATTTTGACAAAACGAATGTAGGGTCGCTGCTAAAAGATATGTACCCACTGAATAGTAGGCAAGCAGAGAAAATATCAGAGCTGTGTAATAACGATATATATAAGAGTATTTTAGAGCTTGATAAAGTTAGTATGCTTAAAGGAAACTTTGTTGACAATTTGAATATGCTGACAGGAGAAGACATAATGGATTTCTCAATTAAGTTTGATGTGTTTGGTCTTGTAAATATGGTCGTCAATAAAAGCTCAAACGCTATAGATGAAATGCAAGAGTTTTTAAGCGCAGACCAAAATATTATAGGCTTTATCACTTTATTATATCATACATATAAAAACATATTACAAATTAAAGAGCAACCATATTATGATGTTGCTGATATAGAAAAATGCACAGGTATAAAAAGTGGTATGATATATGCTATTAAGAAAAATTATAACATAAATAATTTTAGTGTTGATTATTTAGAGAATAAAATGTTTTTTTGTAGCAGTCTTATAAAAGGCATAAAAGACGGAATATACACTGAAGAAGAAGCTTTTTATTATTCTTGTTTTATCTGATTTTATCTGTTTGCGTTTTTGTTTTTGATGTGATACATTGTGTGTATGTTGCAAAAACAATGCAATAAATTAGAAAAAAGGTAGGTAAAATTATGAGCGAGAAGACAGATTTAATTACACAACTTGGTATGAACGATTTTACAAAAATCAAAGAGCTTGAAGATAGTAGTGCTGTAACTATTGAAGGCTGTATAGTAGATGAAGAAGGTGTTAATGATATAATAGACTTCTTCAAAGAAGCTCTCAAAAAACCTGACCCAGTAATATATTGTGCTAAAGGAGATGTAATGAATGAATACTGTGGCGGATTAAAAGGGTCAGCAGCTTATCAAAAAGACTTAAACATTATAATGATTAAGTTAGACAACTTTAAGTATGATGAGCTTATGAAATTACGATTAGAGTATTTTGGACTTTTCAGATGGTTAGATGATGTATGTAGCAATAATAGAAGGAGGAAGTAATTTATGAGTACACTAAGTAAAAAAGATGAAATACTAGCTTTAATAGACCAATGGAGCGACGACATTAAAAAAGATATGGAAGATTATAAAAAGATAAAGCTTATTGTTGATAGTTATTATTACGATATTGAAGAACTTAGACTTAAATCAGATATTGATGATAAAGATACTAATTACTATAAAAATATTGAGAATGCTTTAGCTGAGCTTGCAAGAAGAGGGAAAGCGTGTATTGACACAAACATTTTAATAGCTGCTAGAAGCATAGACCAAGATGAGTATGATAATAATTGCAATAAAACGCAACTAATAGTTAAATACTTGGAAGACTATGCAAAAATAAGAGCAACTATAGATAACAATATTGAAACTATTTCAGAGACGGCTAATATTCCAGATATAAGTGATGGATATAGAGATGTTATAAGTGAGATAGTTAATGATTACATATCAGACCAATCATACATAGGTCAAGTTAGACAGTCTTCAGAAAAGATTAGAAAAGCAATAGATAATATAAAAGATTTTTCAAATGACATATCAAATGAATTAGAAACTATTGAAGATTAGAGGTATATATGGAATTAACATACTATGAATTGGTATATCTATATAATATGCTTATAATGTATGGCAATAAGCAGAAAAGAAATATTAGAAAAAATAAGCTTGGTGAGAGTATTATAGAAGAATACAAAAACAGGCTTAGAACTAATAATGATATAGCAGCTAAATTAAGAACAGCAATAAATAAATATAAATAAATTAAAGGAGTGTAAATAATTATGGAAAGAGATGATTTAAGAAGTTTGTTTGAGAGTTTAAAAAGGGTATTAGGCAATGAAAGAATGTCATCAAAAGAAAATTGTGGTGGATCTGCAGGTGACACAAAAAAGTTGGTGCTACAAATGGACGAAGCGATTTATGCTGGTACTAAACTAATTGATGTGTTCAGCAAAGTCAAAGAACAACATACAGACACTGCGTCTAGTGCTTGTTTCAGCAAATTATGTGATGTGCTTATGTTGCTTAATTTGTTAAAGGGACAGTATCTTATAGATATTATGGATATTGCAATGAAAGATGATGATTTTATGGCTAAACTAAATAGCAATATGAAAGCCGTTGAAGCAATAATTAACGAGGAGGACAAATAGATATGATAAATGATGACATAGATTTATCGCAAAAAAGTGACTTATATCTAATTGCTGAAAAAATATGCAATAGTATGAAAGAAGACAGGAAAGACTTGATTAGTTCTTTGAAAGGCTATTTAGAAAAAGATGTATCAGATAATGCTTTATCGGTTATTAAAGATAATGTACCTAAAATTATAGATGATTATATACATTCAAATTATGGAACAATAAAAAGAAGTGTAGAACTATAAAGATTATAATTGATGGTGGTGTTAATTGTGGAAATAACGCTGATAGCATACTAACAAGATCTAGAATATTGTTTAATTTCTTTGAGCATTTACAGAAAGAGAATTATATATTTGATGTTTATGTTTCTTATAGTTTTAGCCATATGGAAGACAGTGATGAACCTGGACACATTGTCGCTTTAAAAGTCAAAGAACCTAATGAAAGATTAAATATATTAAGTAAGCATCTTCTAAGTTGTCTCCCAAGCACATTTAGAATTATGATGTTTAGATGGTATGAGACTTTTCCACCATCTAAGCGTATATCTGGATATGGATGTCCTATTGAAGATTATAAAAGAACTAAAGAACTTTACACTAACATTTTAGGTATTAGAAAAGAAGATGATATATGTGTTATTAGGCTTTCTTGCCTGCCATCAACAGTAAATAAAATGATAGAGCTTATAAATGACTACGAGGCTAAAAAAGATCATATTGTAGTTATATAATGGTTGACAACTTATAACTAATATTTTATAATATATTCTAGAAAGGAGTATGTTATGAGAATGTTAGGTATAAAAGAGCAAGATTTTATAGATAAAATAATATTTGATGGTATGAACTCTCCAGAAGAACAAATAGCAGCTTATAGATCTAGTTTTAATTTAAAAGATGATGTAACTGATGAGTCTGTGCAAAAAAGGATACAAAGTCTTTTAAACTCAGATCGTGGCAAAGAGTATTATAATGATATTAGAACAAGCTTGCAAAAAGATAGAGAAGATAAGGCTTTATGGAATATAGAACAAGCTGCTCAGGTGTTGAAAGAACATTTAGATTTTGCTATTAAAAATAGAAATGAAACTAAACTTACAAAGACTAATTCTGACGCAATAATATCTACAGCTAAAGAACTTAATTCAATGTTTGGCATAAATGAGAAAAATATAAATGTATCTGGAGAAGTTGTACAAATATACGGAGAAGAAGACATACAAGATTAGATAAATTAGCCTACCTTTAGAAGCGTTTGCATTCTGTGTGAACGCTTCTTTTTATTTCTTGATATATCTGTTTGTGTTATAAAAATAATTGTGTTATTATATAATCATAATATATATGCACAAATATTGTGTAGAAAGGTAGGTAAGAATTATGATGTTTGACATTAAGGTAAACGAGTTAGAAGAAAGAATTGTAAAAAATATTCAGCGTGGCAAGTATTATTTTACACCAACAACTATGGAAGTTTGGGAGAGTAAAATACACTATGACACCTATGAAGACGGGTATTTTATTGAGAGTGTGAAAGGCCGGGACGGAAATAGAAAATATCACATTATTTATCTGAGTGAAGATGGGATACTTAAGAGAAATGATGTTTGGTATGATGGACTAAATGAAGCTAAAAAAGCATTACAAAAAAGAGAATTTGAATTGGAGGTAGATTAGTATGTGTAGAGAAGAAAAGGTTATTAGAAGTTATGAAAGAGTTAGACAATCTGGAGTTACTAATATGTTTGCTAGAGATTTAGTGTGTGAGCTTGCAGACATTACAAAAGATGAGTATATGAATGTTATTAGTAACTACGATAAGCTCATTAAAAAATATAAAGTGAGTAGGGGGTAGTTATGAATAGGGTAGCTGTGAATAGTATTATTTGTATTAAAGATAGAAAAATTATAAAAACTGATTTTGAAGGAAAAGAAATAAAATTAGATGATTTTTACAAGCATATAGATTGTAATTGTGTAGATGTTTTAAGTATTAAAGGATTTGATTTTTGGTTTGATGATGAAGGTAAGTTAAAAGATGGTTGGCAAGACAGAATAAGTATTGCTTTAATTGATGGCAAGACAAATGAAGTTCTTGATGTTATAGTTGGAAATTGTGTTATATGTAAAGCAAAAGGATCTCGGTCAGTTCCTTTATCACAGAAAGATACAGACAAATTATTAGACACATTAGGAAAAACTCATTTATTTAATAGTATTGGAAATGTTCAAGAAGTATTTAGTATAAATGTAAATTAGGAGGAAATATGTATAAGAAAGATGATAGAAAGTCTTATGATAGACTTAATGATAATGAAAAGACATTATGGGACTTATTCTCAGACAATGTAGGGATAAAAATAACTAGAAAACAATTAAGAGAGTTATTAGGGCTTAACGACCAAGCAATGAGAAATTGTCTAAGAACTATAAAAGCAATA